GGTACACATCCAACGGGCGCAACCGATGTGCAAACGTAACAACAACATTTGTTTGGGCATACACACCAATGGTGCGCCGTTGCCGTTCGGTGGTGGCTATGGTTGAATCAACGCCCACAACATACGATTTATGTGCAACCGTGTTTTGTTGGCGTCCAAAATACTCGGGTGCCATTTTGGCCAAATTAAACCCACTAATGGCACCAACATTGGCGGCCACCTCGGATCGCAATTCTGCAAAATCAACGCCCATTATCTACGCCGCCCACGATAGTTACCCAAACGACCCGGATTACTCAGGTAAATAACCGGTTGTTTTGCAACACGTGTGTTGGGGCTATCGCTAGATCCTTTATGGCTGTGATCATACACAAAATTGATCTGTTTCCATTCGCTTTTGTATTGGTTGTACATTTCAGTACTCAGATCCAAAAATCGCCCATTTGATTGGCCCAAACTCGAATGGAAATCACGAAATATATAATACAATGCCAAATTTTGGTGTGCGCTGCGAAATGCCTCGGGGCTCATTACTAGATATTCAAGGCCGCCACCCTCGTTACGCATCCGTTGGATCATGGTGTACCATGCCTCATCAATGTATGTTTGGTAACTGGATAACGATGATGGGCGTAAATCTTCGAGTTGGCTAAATGTAGAGGTTAGATCGGCATCCGATACCACGGGATACAAACGGCGCAATACAACGGCACACATGCGGCGGAATGTATACACACGGCCACCGATCGTTACGTTCCATTCTTGTATGTACCCCTCACCCAATTGTTGATCATCCAATAGGTTTGTGGCATGCGTGTATTGTGGAATGTTGCCCGGATATGTTGCTGCAGCATCATCAATTAATTTTGTACCATCAGGTGCCAACAATGTGTACGTAACATTGGTTGGCGCAACCAATGCCCCATTGCGGTATATTGGCAACTCCGATAATTGGGATTTGCCACGCTCTAACAGTTCGGGCACCTTTATTTGTGGGGCGTATGGTGTATCACTCATTACAATACCTGTTTGTATACATCCAAACCATTGGTTTGGTATTCGGTTACAAATGTGCGCATTGCCTCGATCTGCGTGTTTAAATCATCGATCTTTTGTTTGATCTCGGGTAAATGTTGTTGGCGTATCAATCGTTGGGGCCGTTGCTCAAACTCACGTATAAACAGTTGCCAAAATTGCGGTTCGATGTGGCCCAACTCACCATTAACCAACAAATGCACACACCAACGGTTAAACGCATCACGATCAAATGTTTTAATAATGCGGTTTGCCAATACTCGGATATCAGTAAATCGATCCGTATAAAATTCGCCACCACGGGCCGGGTATGCCCTAACGTAATCGTTGCGTTTTGGATCCAAATAGATCCAACCCTCACGTTGCAATTGGCCAATGCGGTTGGATACATCGCCAATGTCACCACGGATTTGGCGCACTCCATTTACACCCGGGCGTATTTGTTCAAATTCGATATTTGGTACAAACATACCAACGGTATTGGTTACCGTTTTATCTTTTGCGTTGCCCTTGCCTGCAATTGTTTTGGTTACCTCAAATGTTTGCCAAACCCAATTGGCGGGCCACCATTTGGCAAATATGGGGTAGTTGGGCCGTGTAGGCAACACCATTTGTGTGTTGTGTACATTTTGCGGGGCCCATGGTTGTGCGGTTGGTTTAAAGTTGTTCATGTTGTTACCTCGGTTTTGGTTGTGTTGTAAACTGGCAAAACGTGGGCACCAATGGCACCCACGCCAACCAATCTAACAACAAAATGTATTAGTTATCAACGGATAGCAGTTTAACGCCTCGATCTGCGTCTATGATCCCCATTCCCACGTAACAGTGGCCAACCACCGATGTAAGGGCACGGGTAGCATCGCGATCCATTTCGATGAGTACATCACCCATATCCATGCTTTCAGCAGCACCAACCAATGCGGCGGGTTTACCAGTAGCAAAACCAATTGCACCCGGTGCCCACATTGCGCCAACGTGTGATCCACCGGATTGTGTAATGTGTGATGATGTATAGATATCAACACCGAGATACGAACCTTTGTAGCCCGGCCCTTTTGCGCTCATTGCTTCAAATGATGCCGGTGCAAATGCCAATGCGTTGTTTGACTCTGTGCGGATATCTACTTGCAAATCTTGCCATTGTTCAGGGTGCAACAATGCCACGTATGGGCCCGGTGCGCCTGCTCCAGATGCGGCCAATTCCAATGTTTGAAATGCTGCGATAAAATCATCAACTGTCAATGCGGAAACCTGTGTTACCGCTGAAGTAAACCCGGCAACGGTTGCGCCTGTCAATTCAGCAAACAACAATTCATATGATTTGGCAATTGATTCTGCAATACGGAATGGATCAATATCTGCGCCCATACCGGTCATGTTTGCAAGATCGGTAATGTTGTACATCAACGCTTGGCGTTTTACAAGGATATCGGCGTATCCGTCTGTTAAGGCATGGGCCGATACTGCGCTATCCTCATTTGAAGATCCACCAGTACCCGTAAATGCACTAAATGAATCGTAACCATCCAACCCGGCTTTACGTACTCGGATTGTGTCCGATCCCATGCCGTTGATTGATCCAACAAAATCCAAAAATGGAGTGTTGCGCAAATTGCGTGCGTCTGTAATTAAGAGTTTAATTTCTTGGCTTAGCATCTGCTGCAAACGCAGATCGCCAACCAATGAAACGTTAGTAATGTTAGCCATGGTAAACCCCAATGGTAATTGTGTTTAATGTAAAATGTGTCGTTGGGGTTTACTGCTTTTATACGGGTGCGACCCGATCCCACATGTATTTTACAACGCTTTATGGGCATTGGCAACCCAAAAAAAAACCCCCATCGAAATGGGGGAAAAACACCGAGGCAAATGTTTTATTGTGAGTAACAACAATGATTACAACGATACAACAATCTCGAGGCCTGTAACCGCATTGATTGATTTAACTTTACAGTTGTTTGCATCTGTCAATTGTACATCCAATTGGATCAGGTTTCCACTTGAATCGTATGCACTAACGTGTACAATTTTCTCGCCCAATCCATGGTTGAGTGTTGTAAATGTATTCGCTGCCAAATTTTGTGGTGCAAATGTTGATCGGAATGATGTCTTGTTAACCAGGATGGCACCGGTTGATGAGTTGTAAGTTAACAGATTACCGGCATCACTATCTGCGCTAATGGCTGATCTTGATCTTGCATCCGTATAAAATAAATTGCCGCTTTCTTCGGTGATATCGTCCGAACCAACTGCCAACGTGATAACACCCGTTGATGAGTTGTACGAAATGCCACCACCCGTTACCGAGATGGCTCCGCGCGATCTTGCATCCGTGTAATATAGGCGGCTACCCTCGGCAATGTTCGATGTTGTGGCATTAAGTGCAAATTCACCATCAGAATAAGATAAACCAGTGCCCGCCATGAATTGTGCGTGTACCTGTGATGCACGTACTTTTAATTGGCCGTTGCTGCTATCGTATTCCAACAATTGAACATCAGGCGATGCAACCGATCCCAATGAGATGGCTCCACGTGCCCGGGCATCCGTAAAAAATTTATTGGTTGCGCCAACATTTTCTACAACATCATCGGTATCCACTGCCAACGAGATAACACCGGTGCCACTATTGTATGTAATACCGTTGCCCGATACAGAGATACTGGATCTTGATCTTGCATCCGAATAATACAAATTGGCGGATCCCTCGCTAATTCCGTCGCTATCGACATTTAACGAGTATGTACCATTGCTATTATCATATGATAATCCGGTACCCGCTGCGAAAAATGCACGGATTTCGGCTTGATCTGCGGTAAATTCACCCGTTGCGCTGTTGTAGTTTACACCACTGGATGCGCTCAACGCCCCACGTACCTCAGCGTCAGATACATCGGCGCCCTCAATTTCGGCCCAATCGTTTGCATCGCCTGCGGTACCACCGTTGTGGATAAATGTTTGTGCACGGCCCGATACATTGGTGAGTACAATGATATCGCCCTCTTGCTTTTCATCGCCATTGGTATAATTGGATGCCATCCAGTTACTAAGGCTTGTTGCCGTTGTATCAACGGATACATCAGTAATGGTGAGGGGTTTTAATTTAAGCTGCTTTTCACCATTTACGGTTACGAGCTCGGCATAGTTTGCACTATCGGTAGCGATGCCAACAACGGCGTTTGCTTCTAAATATTGTTTTGTTACTGCGTGGTTATCTGCACTAATCGATCCCTCGATCGATACCTGGCCTTTAAACACGTTTTGTGGGCTAAAAAATTCCATGATTACGGATCCTGTTTATATTTGTTAACAATGGTTGCCATGTGGCAACACGTGTATGTTAACTGTAAAACACAGTACCCGTAACTGAATTTAGGAATGATATAACCATTCGGTTGTTGCTAGTGTGTTGCACATCCGCAAATATAATCGAATCGTTGATAATCACATAAACATGGGGCCGATATCCCAAATTGTGATTGATTACAATCGTTGTGGCGTTG